TCCACCTCAATATCAATAGTGATGATACGGAGTTGTGAACTATCGAACTGAATTTGTTTGGGATACTTTTCTGAAATATATGTGTATGGGAATTGTGCCATACCATACACAAGATGAGGCTGACTTTCGTATCTAGAGATAAACTCTTTCGCCTCTTTAATTGTAAGGAATTTCATTGGATTGACATTCTTGCCATCCAATGTTTTCCAACCAGTTTCTTTTTGAACTGGTACATAAAGAGTAGGTTCGTACTTTACTTTAAAGTTAGAACGAACACCATTCTCTACGGCACGAACAAGGAGTTGATTGCCCCACTGGGCAACATGTGTATAAAACTTCATAATGTAAAGATACCACCATTAGGGGTTAATGTCAAGAGAAAAGTGTATACTGAGCTTGTTCTTCGTGTGCAAAATACTTATCCAACATCTCTAGTTGGTCTTGATATTTTGCCATCTCCATAAGTTCACCTTCAATGGCTTCAATAATATCTGGGTGTTCACCAATCCCTGCTGGATTGTTTAGGTACACAAGAACATTTGCTTTATGCTTTGCAATATGTCCTTCTGCGTGTTTTCTTACTGCATCAAGTAACATCATTTATTCTCCAAGTTTTTCCATGTACTGCGATCTTTAAAGTAGTTTAGAATATTTGTAACCAAACTACCATCTTCTTGGTTAACCTTTTCAATACCACTAAAACCAGGCATACTGTTTACTTCTAGTATAATAGGTTTTTCATTTTCTCTATCTTTTGATGGTATTACATCAACACCAACCAATACTCCATCTACAGCCTTTGCAGCCGTGATGGCATCCTGTGCTTCTAATTCAGTAATTTCGATTTGTTCTGCGTCTGCACCCAACGAAACATTACTGCGAAAATCTTTCTTATCTGTTATCACACTTCTCTTCATTGCTCCAAGAACTTTATCTCCCAACACCATAATACGAATGTCGTATTCTAGTGGGATGTATTCTTGGATAATCACTGGCAGATATTTGTTATACAACAAAATCATCTGTACAACAGCATTCAATGAACGCATACTTTCAATGATAACAACACCAACTCCTGTTTGAGTTCCAGTTGATGATTTTAAAATTATAGGAAACTTTCCACCAAGCTCTTTTACTGCACGTTCTGTATCTTCAGAGTGTGCAATTGCAACTGTCTTTGGTGTTCTCAGTCCAGCCTTTCTACATAGAACATCTGTCAAGTATTTACTAGAACAGTTGTCCCAACATTTAATGGATGGAACTGTTGTGAAACCATCTAGTTCTAAATCCATTATCATATCACACCAATATCTACTGCTTGTAAATCCTAGTGTACCTAGTCCTCTAGGCATTATCAGTGTGTTTTCTGGATCTAGTTCAATTGGTTCTTGATACTTTGGTTCACCCTTTTCTGGCATAACCAAGCCATCTTTATCAATTGGGAAAGAGTGTAGAAATTTCTTCCCACCTTTTTCTGTCACATAACCACCCACAAAATCAACCATGTGCAATTTAATGCCTGCTTCTTTTGCAGATGCTATGATAACTTTATCGTTGTCAGTTAACCCTTCTTCCTTATCAACATCTCTAATAGACTCGCCATGATGGTTAAAGACTACTAGTTCATAAGGTTTCTGATTAGGTTCCTCAGCAATAAAGGACGAAAAAGACTGTGCCAATTATTCTACTCTCTTCTTACCAATGTTGTATTTGGTTTCCAGAATCCATTCATCTTTCTCCTTGAAAGCAATAACCTTAATCTGTGACAATGGAGCCTTTGGCTCTGAGTCTCCAACAATCTCTACTAGCCCCCAATCACCCAAAAGTCCAGCGATTGAATTTCTGCGAGAGATATCATTCTCATTCAGATTAGTGTCCTTACCATCAAGTGCAAAGAGTTCCTTGAAATGGACAATGTAGTACTTGCCTTGTTTATGTAGAATATGGCAAGATTGATAGAGTTTTCTCTCCTTACGAGAAGCAACTCCAATGCGAGACAAGGTCTCACGAACCTTCAAAAAGTCATCAGGTTCATTAAGTTTTACTTCTAGCATCTTTTCTTGATGCCATTCAATATCGTTCATTTTCTTCCACCTTTATTCAAACTATTTTTAATAGTGGTTATCTGGTCATCATTTAGTATTGATAGTGCTTGTTTTGCCTTCTCATTACTATAACCATAATATTCTTTTATATACTCCAAGTTTTTCAACTTATCGGCTTTAACCCAAGGAGCAAAACGCTTCTTAGGTCTAATAGTATTTAGTAAAAAGTCATATTGTAGTTTTGTGTCCAGATGGTGGCGCATGTTAATCTCGTTCACAAACATGATAGTATCATTGAATGGAGCAAGACATTTATTAATAATGAATGATGAATACTTTTTCTCCCACATAGGATCATCACCATCCATTAAATTTTCTTTTGAGATATTGATAGAGTTTAGGTATTCTTTTAATTCGTAAGCCATTACCACCACCCCAAGATTTTAGAGTTGCCTGCAATAATCATTAAACAAGTAACAACATGAAGTATTACCCATAATGTTCTGATAACAAGCATACGTTTATCATATGGGGCAGTTTTTTCATCAGAGTACGAACCTAATGCATACTGCCATAAATCTAGTAAACTCATTTGAAATTCACCTGTGTCATAATCTCCACCATATATGCAAGCATATTGATTTCTTGGTCTGCAACAAAGGCTGACTTGTAAGAGTAGTCTGCTGTTGCAAGAACAAGATGAGGAACATTCTGTGGTTGAACTTCATCGTAGAGTGTATCATAGACTTTACGATACATACGAGCAGGGTCGTTGTCTAGGTTGTTTGCAACCCACTTACGAATAGACTTGAAGTCTGTTTCTTTGAGAAACGTCACCAAGTCTTTCATGTTTGTTTCTGATAGATTGACTAGAATACCAGCATCAATCATACCAGAAGCAGAATACCTTTGCAGTTCGTTTAGAACTCTACGCCAGTCTGGGAAGTGTTTCTCCACAATACCAGCGACAGCCTTTGGTTCAAATTGAACATCTTCTGTTTTGAGAATATCTTGCACACGTTGAAAAAATTCACCAGCAAGTTTAGGTTTCTCAGATGATGGAATACGAAACTCCACCACAGAACACCGACTGTGCAAAGGGTCGATGATACGGTTCTTGAAATTACAGGTAAGAATAAATCCACAGTTCTTGTGGAACTCTTCAATAAATCCACGCAACGCAGGCTGTGTAGATTGTGGGTTCAAATAATCTGCCTCATCCAAGATAACGAATTTACGATTACCATCCATAGAGACAGTAGAAGCAAAGTTCTTAATCTTGTTTCTGAGAACATCAATACCTGATTCTTCAGAACCGTTAATCATCATGTAGGTGGCGCCAAGTTCCTCAAGCATTGCCTTTGCAACTGTGGTCTTACCCACTCCAGGCCCACCTGATAGTAGAAGATTGGGAATGTGTCCTTCATCTACAAAGGTCTGGAAAGTCTTTTTCAAATCATCAGTAAGAATAGTCTCACTGATTTTGGATGGACGATACTTCTCCACCCACAACATCACATCATTCATAATATAACTCCTTGTCAATAATGTTTCATATATGCTACATTAACTAGGTTAATGTATAGTTTATGATACATTATGCGGCTTCAAGTGCAATGAAATATTCAACAGGTTTGTTCACATTCACAAAATGTGAGATACCTTTTTGAGATACTTCTACCTTGTAGTCACCAGACAAGAGTTTTAAATTTTCAACTTTGAAGTAATATGTGAAGTCAGATGGTGCATTTTCACCAACCGAAATAGCGTAGTCATTTGATGTGTCATTCTTACGGTCAGTTACAGTAAGTTCAATATTACCACCAGACTTACCAGTAAGAACAACATCAGGCACACCAAGAACAGCAGACGCCTTTAGAATTTTGTCAAATGTACTTTGTGTGAAAGTGAATTCAACATCAACAGAAGGCATAGTGATTTCTGTTTTAGGTGCAGTCACGATAGATGGATCACTGAACATATAAGTGAGGTTACTGCCACCACCCTCTTCATTCAGACGAACACTCTTTTCATCGAAAGATAGTGTTGGATCTTTGAACAAGGAAAGTGCAGACAAGAATTCATTCAAGTCATAGATTGCAAACTCATTGTTAAACGTGTCTGGAATTGTTGCCTTTGATACGATGTTTTTCATCGCAGACATTGTTCCAATTGTATTACCATTCTTTACCAGAAGATTCTGGTTGATGGTTGAAAAGTTCTTCAAAACTTCTCGTGTATCATTACTAAGCTTCATCAATATTTTCTCCATAAGTATCGTGATTGTGAAGAGCCATTATACCATAATGGATCACCTTTAGCAAGTCTTTTCTATTCTTGCCATCTTTTTTTC